AAAACAAGCTCCGCGAAGCGCTCAAAGTGCTGCTCCCACATCTTTGCAACGCTTCCTGAAAATCCAGCCTCTCTAGCCAGTTTGATGATGTCGGTCATGTCGCCTCCGGTGGAGTTGGCAGTGCATTGCATTTGGGCCAGCCGCAGTGCAGGTTATGCAACTGACAGCCGCCCTTCTTGAGCTTTTCGGGGCAATGGATTTGCGGCTCCGCTTGCTTGGGTGCTGGTGGATTGGGGCCGAATGCGTAAATCGCACCTTGCTGCCAATGCCCATAAGCACGAACTTGCTCCCATGATTCTTTTGCAGGATTCCAAACCCACGCCACCGGCTCTGACTCTTGCTCCTGTGCTTGCTTGATGGCGGTGATGGTTTGATATGCTTTATCAATTGCATCATTTTCTCGCCATCCAAAGTTCCCCTCAGTGTCTAAAAATACATTTGTTATGTTATTCAGCGCCTCCAGCGCCAGTGCTAGGGCTTCGTCTTTGGTGGTCATTCGTCATCACTCCAATAGCTCATGTCTTCGTCGGCTGCGTCGGATGGCGAGTCCCATGCGGCGATGGTTTCTCCATTGATTTCGGCTTGCTGGTCTGCGCATGCTTCTGCAAAGTGGAGTGCAGTTTCACGCGGAGCTCCTCCAGCCTGCATGTATCGGTCAGCGCAGCCTTCAACCCATTCTGTGCGGGTGGTCATAGCTTTTCCTTCATAGATCGGATGGCGTCGGCTGCTCCGTTAAGAATCGCAACGCTTCCGGTGTTTGGTGTTTGTCTGCTCTCGCACTCCACCGCAGCAGCCTCCAGCAAGTCGACCAGGGCTTGCTTGTCGTAGAGTGGCGTCCACATGCAATTCACTGGATTGGTGAACCAGAGGTGCGCCCTTGTGGTGGTTTCTCGCTTTGACAGTTCTTCGGTCAGCGTCCACGCTACCGGCTCAGGCATCTTCATGCTGGCCTCCCTTCAGGTCTTGCTTCTCGGTCTGGCGAATGGCTACTGCTTTACCCTTAAATACAGACCATGCGTCTCGCAAAAGGTTGCGCCAGTGTGGGTATGGCATAGGTAGCGCTGGCTCCCAATGCTTTCCATCTGGAGATGCTTTGACTGTGCTCTCCATCAACTGTTTGACAGTAATCATTGCTAACCTCCCTTGGCTTGGATTCCGTGAGCGCGTTCAGTGGCACGAATTAGCATCAATGCCGTTTCTTTTTGTTCTTTATCCAAAACAGCAAACCCCATCACATCAAGTGCGATTTCGTCAGCTTGTAAACCCGTCAGCGGCACCAGCTTTGCAGCAAGGGCGTCACGCTCGGCCTCGGCTTTTGAAACGGTGTTGTTTGCCATTTCTGTAAAGCTGCGCCAAGCGGCTTGCTCTTGAATCAGCCGCTCGTTCTCTGCTTGCAGCGCCTCAATAGCTGATTGCAGGGCGGCTCTGGCTTCTGCTGCGTATTTTGGGTCGTAGGAATGTGGGTCTAGGTGATAGCAGGCTTGGGCGTAGTCTGTCGCCAGCTTCATTAGGTCGGTCATTTGCTTGCCTCCATTGCGGCGTCGATTGCATCGCGCAGCGTGGAGTTAACCCCCTCGCTGATAAATCCGTGGGAAAAGCCACTGCCAACAATGCAACTGATCTTGTCGTAGTTGTAGTAGCGCTTGTCGTGCTTCTCCAACCAATCCAGCCTTGCCGCATCTTTCTCAGCCTTCTCCACCCTGTCTATCAGCTCAAGGATTGCGGCGGGGTTTGCTGCTGCGATGAACTCAGCATTGTTTAGCGCATGGAGCTGCACCACTGGGTTTGTGACAACCGTGCCAAACGATGGCGGCCCAACCAAGTAGTAGTCGGAATCTTCGTCATCCCCAGCTATCCACGGCCCTTGTGTTGCAGCCTCAGCCAGCTTTCGCAGTTCTTGTGTCATTTGGCTTCCCTCCGTGTGTAGAGTTCACGAATGGGCCAGCGCCCATCATTTACGGTGTGTTCTTCGTGCTGCGAATCCAAAAACGAATGCCATTTACCATCGGGCGTTTGAAACTGCTTGGCGCTAGGTTCATGTGCAAGCTGTGCCGCTGCTCCCTGTGCGTAGGCTTGTTGGAGTTGGGCGGCGGTGTAAAGCATTGTTGATGGGGTCAACTTTTTGTCGGCGAAGCCGTAGAACTCCTTTGTTCCATCTGGTGTAAGCCTGTGATCTGCATAGCAACCAACAGGCTCCGGCAGCTCCATCGCCCCTAGCTTCGCCAGCAGCGCCGATTCAATGGCTCGGGCAAATGCGGACACGGTTTTCCTGTCGTCTAGTTCCGTAACCCAAAGGTCGCTAATTTCTTCGTCACTCAGTAACATTCTCACCTCCTAAAAGTCTACCAATTAGCCTAGACAGTCCGTAAACCGCTAGGGATAGTCCAATTATCGTTAGCTTGGTCATTTTGTGAATTAGGGTTTACCCTAGATAGTTCGTTTTCGCTCAGGTCGCCGGTCAGGAAAAGCGCGTAGCTGATTGAGTAAATCGAGTGCGCCGCGCCTTCTCTTGCTTCGTCTAGTAGGTTGTTTGCTTGGGGGTGGTTCATGACTGGTGGCAATCACAAGGCAAAGTTGCAATTGATGATTCGTGAATTCTGACAATCTTTCTAGCCTGCGCCCACCATGTTTGATGCGGTACGTTTTCAGTAGCTGGTACGCCTGCCGCTTTCATCTTTTCAAACCTCTCCTGCATGTCCAGCAAGAAAACTGGCCCACCCTCATCATGGTGGATTGCATATCCAATTTCTTCCTCTGCCCAAATTCCCTTCAACCAAATATCAGGGCGTGTGCAAAAGACGATATACCAATGCTGCCAGCCAGCTTTGAGGCATCCAACACAATTACCGTGCTTGAAAATTGAATAGGTGCTTGGCCTTGCAATTCCTATTTCTTCCGTTTTTTGAATGGTTCGATCAACCCAAAGGGCGGCGGGAAAGTCTGCCCGATAACCCATGCTTGCAATGATTCCGGTTCTTCGCTGTATCCGCGCTGCTTCGTTGGCATCAAACCCATAATGGCACGTTGTTTCGCCTTGCTTCGCGTTTTCCTTTAACCAAGCTGCAAATGGCTCAGTTTTAAGCCTGCTTGTGCATAGCTCGCTACCACTTCCAACTTTAAATGCTCCAGCGTCTACGCACACGTCAAATTGATCCCAATTGGGGTTTGCATGATTTGCATAGGTGACTTGCAATCCAAGGTACTCGGCAACCTCTTTTTTGAATCGCTTAATGTCTGCGTGTTCAACCGTGAAATGCATGTCATGGTTTAGCAAAACGGTGTTTTCTTTTCCGTAACGCCTAGCTACTTCAATCGCACATATGGCAGACGTATGACCACCTGAATAACAAACAACATGCAACATGCTCACTCCTAAAACTTCACTGTACTTTTAACGGGCTGCTTTGGGTATTGGGGTTTACCCTTGCAAAGCGTTTCGGGCCATCTGCACCACTGCGGGAGATTTCTTCATCCCTGCTTTGTGGTCTGCCAGAATCACATGCGCCCATGCCTTGTGATCTACCCGAACCATTGGCGCGGCTTTTAAGCCCTCCAACACCTTGGATGCTATCTCTGGGTTAACCGTAGGCGCGGGAAGCATTACAGGCGTTTTTGATGGCGCGTTGCGGCATAGGCTGCGAAACTGTCTGGCGTTGGGTACGGTGTCTGGCAGATTCTTCAATCCCCAGACAATCGCCCGTTTAGCGTCATCAGAATGCATGAAGTCTGTCAGGGCTTCGCCCCATGCGGTTTTTACGTCACTGATAGGCGCGGTTCCCAGCGATCTATCCCATGCGGCTCCGTAGGTTGCGCCCATTACTGTAAAAACGTGATCTACTGCGGCGGCTGCGTTCATTGTCCAAGCTCCAAAAATGGCGGGGTAACGTCGATTACATGACCTTGATGCGTCTTTTGTCTATCAGGGTGAACCCTACCTGTCATTTCTTCCCATCGAGCTATGCCTGCTTCACGGTCACGCTCTGCGAAAGTTTTTGCACCTTGGACTGGCGATGACTGGGCGCGCTGGTTTCTTATCCAATTTCGCCATGTTGCCAGCCAATCCCGCTTTGCGCCGTCTTTGCCAGCCTTTGCAACCCAGTAATCTTTGAACCCCTCAAATGTCTTTGCAGGGTTTAAATCTGGTCTTTCTGATTGACAAAAATCTACCCAGTCATCAGGAATTTGAAAATCAGCTTGTAGGCGCGTAGCGCGTTCTACTCCTTCCTTTCCTTTCCCTTCCTTTCCCTTCCCTTCCCTTCCTCCCTGCGCGTCACTCACGCGTGAGGCACGCGTCACTATCGCGTCAATATCGGGTGTAGGTAGCTGGGTTTGTGATTCTCTGGGGTTGATGTGCTGGTGACTGTGAAAAGTTGGAATGTAGGCGTAGCACTCACCATACTGAGCGACTAAGCCAGTGTCCAAAATCTCATTGCAAAGCGCGTCAATATCGCACTTGTCGCCGGGAAAGTAGCGCATCTTGAATGTCCGAGGTTTCCAGACCAAGCGCCCCTCCCTGTCTGCTTCACACCATAGAGCGATATACAAAAGCCGAGCCAGTGGAGACAAGCCCACTATGTCCTCGCTTGTAAAAAACTCAGGTTTGATTGTCCTAATTCTTGCCATTTGTTGGCCCAATAAAAAAGCCCTTTGGCGTGTCTCTCATGCTTGCGCATGTTGGCGGACCTGTACGGTACAGGCAGAAACACCCCAAAGGGCTACCGTAAATAAATCCCCGCCAAGGGATGACTACATTTTAACCGATCACGCCTTTTTAGTCACTACCCGATAGACATAAAACCAGCGCCCGTTATCGGGGTATCGCTTGGTTTTTGTGAGTTCTTCGTTGGGGCGTAGCTGTTCCCCAATTCGACGCCAACTACAAACGCTTATTCCCGTCATTTGTAGCTCAAGGGTAGACATACCGCGCTTTTTAAGCAGGGCTATCAGTTTGCGGCCTTGGGTGGTTTTCATGCTGTTTCCTTTACGTCTGGAAAAATGTTCCACTCTTTGCGGCGGCGCTTGGACAATTCCACATACTTTTGATATGCGGCGCTCTTTGTGGGGCTAAACCCTAGACCCTTGCACCAGTAGTCATTGCGCAAGAATGTTTTGCAGACCTTGCGCCAGCTTGGGACTTTACCGGCGCTTTCTAGGCGCACCTCTGCACTGTCGGGGATACCCTCGCCATATCCGCGCTTAGACCACCATTTGATGTACACAGCGAGCTTGTTTTTGTAATGCTCGGATGTGCGCGGTGGCATGGTGCTTAACAGGTGATTGGCGAAACTCTCATAGGTGTGGCCGTTAGGCAATGAGATGTGATGGTTACCCAATACCGCGCCTTTTTCGTTGCAGTACAGCGCACCAGTATTTGCACCGGCAACACGCAAGCAAACCTTGGCCCACATTGCAGGCTCGACCACTTGATATAGCCAAAGGCCTTTACGGGCTTCGTCTCCAAAAGGCTCACAAATGCGCATCTGGCTGATTTTTAGACCGGCTTGGTACATGCGGTCATAAAGTCGGTTGTATGGCCTCTGAGCCTTGCCAAAGTACGTCCAAATGTCTTCTGTGCGCCAGTCGTAGATTGGGTACACATTCCACACATCAGAAATAGCGTTAGTAGTCCACGCCTTGCTGTCATACATGGGCTTGTCAGACCGTGCGATAGTGCGAAAGCGGTTTAGGCTTTCATCGGCACGAATGCCAACAAAGCAAGCGCATTTCTCGCCCTGTGCGTACCAGTCGCCAAAAGCAGGTACAAATTCTTCAAACGGCATGCCGTCGTAGTAGAACGGGAAAAACGTCGGGTCAGTGATGCTCATGGCGTCTGGTTGACGCACCCACAATTCCTTTTTGGCGTTGTCCCATGCCGTCCACTCTGGCTCAATTTGTGAACATGCGTTCCAAGTCTTGATTGGCAAAGCCACCCAATACGGTTCAATGTAGTCTGCATAGTGCTCATACATGCGCTTGGCGAAGTCGATGGTTAGCTGCATTTGCGCCTCCCAATCAATAAAAAAGCACCCAACCTTGCGATTGCGCTTTTTGGCTTCGTCCATGACCATGTGAAGCATCACCGTCGAATCTTTACCTGCGCTGAATGACAGGTAAATTCGCTCAAAGTTGTCAAAAGTCCATTCAATGCGCTGTTGTGCAGCGGTGAAAACGTCAATTCCTAGTCCACGTTTAGGCAAGATACTTCTCCTTCCAATATGCAATAGCCCGATCAGCAGCGGCGTTTGCTGCGTCTTGCTGGGCTTGGTTCAGTGTTCGCCATGCTAGGCGGGTTAAATCCTCTGGTGCGTTGTGATTGATAGCACATCCAGCGTGACCGATCCATGCTTGGTGATTCATGGTTGACGCTGTCAGGGCCGCTTCACAACTGAAGGGCCATTCATCCACTGCGCGTTTCATCGCGGCTTCAAAGGCTGGGCAATCTAGCATCAAAGCAGCAGACTTGTCTTGATAGCCTTGCCGGTCTTCAATGGGTACTGCCTTCCACATGTTTGAATCAAACTCCTCGCACTTTTTGTAGTGGTGGAAAACACGTTTAATCTTCTTCAATTTGCTCTACCTCTTGTTCGCCGGTAAACGATTCGGCTTCCCATGCCTCGGAAAACTCGCGGTCACCAAACAACCCAGACAAGCCGGTAACCTGTTGAAGGCGCAAAACTTCGTCGGCCTCCATGCCAAGCTCAGTAGCGATTTTTTCATCGCTCCAAAACCGGCGCTTCAATTCCACAACGATCTCAGACATTGATTCAACCTTGTGCTTACCGCGCGCACGGTTGTGGCGAATAGTTGCGGCCATGCGATCATTGCGGTCTTGCTGGCTCTGGCGAATCTGCACCAGTGGCAAATAGCCATGCACACGCGATTGAATGTCCTCGCACTCTTTGCCTACACGGTGACGATGGAATCCGTCGATCACTTCATAGCGCCCGTCTGGGTCTGGCATAGACACAATTGGCTGTGTATATCCATCGGCTTGAATGGAGCGGTGCAGCAACTCCATTTCTGGCGGCGCTACGCTGTTGGGGTTGTAGTCATTGGCGTGAACAGTGGTATTTTTCACCCACTTCACAAAGTCCACCGGCTCAGAGTTAAACGGGCTGACTTCGTGCAGCATCTCGCGCAGCTTGTTAATTGCGTCTGCTCGGTCATCCAGCGGCATGGATGCAATATCCGCAACCAATGGGGAGAATTTAGACACTACGGCGTCAACGGTTGTTTCTACAAACATATCGAATGTTTCCATGATTAGCACCGCACTCCGTGGCTTTTGATGTGCGAATGGTCAGACCCCGGACGATAGAAGGGCGGCTGATGTTCACCATCTCCCGTGCGATAAGTTCCTCGCCCGATAACGTACTGCCGCACCCCCGCAAGGTCTTTTTGGTCTAGCTTGTTGCGGCCCATTGTCGTGATGTGGTAAGCCTGCTCTGCCTCAAAACAGTAGCCAGCCTCGCACATTTGATCTAGCCACGTTTTCAGAATGTCGGGGTGAATCTGGCTGCGGCGGTCACCGTGCGTAAAGTAGTTGGCTCGGCGGGGTGATTGTGCGATAGCTGTGAGCATGGTTCGCAGTCGTTCGTTGAGTTTCATGTTCTCTCCGTGGTTAAGAAGGCTTGAATGATTACACATTTCGGCGGGTTGTCTCATAGGTAGAAACCCTAGGCACATTCAGAAGGCCATGAGATACCCCCGAGGCTCCTGATACCCATAGTGGGCAGCTTTAGAGGCCTTTAGCCAAGAGCCTATGAAAAGCTCCCTACTACTCGCAGAACGTCCTATTCAACTATCACGCGCCCGTTAAGTGGGCCAGACTACCTGTCAGTTTGCGTTGCGTGTTTTGGTGGTCGCTAGGAAACGCCACGGCGTCGGGGGTATCAGTGAAACGCCATCGGTATATGGGTGCAGCCCCGACATGGCCCATTAGCTGTGTCTACGCGCCCTGACGTAGAAAGCAAAAAACCCCTAGGTTCCGCTTTCACATGGTCGCAACATGTCGCCGGTTTAGGGCTGAAAACGGAAGCTAGGGGCCTCTATTGTGTCTCGTGTTGCGACCACTTGACAAGGTGATTATACCTAGGGAAAACCCTAATGTACAGCTTCAAATTTCTGCTAGACAATCCATCACATCAACCAACCGGAGCGAGTAAATGTACCTAGACATCATCAATCAAACCTTCGCCGCTATTGGCAAAGTGCCTTTTTCTTCCCTGAGCGTTCCTTATGTGAGCTATCACACTAGCATCAATGGTCGTGTGGCTCAATACGAGATGCAAGCCGTTTTCAATGACTACCACGGCGAAACAGCAGCACAAAACGCTTTCATCGCAATGCTGGAAAAGAGCCAGTGCCCACTAGTCAAGGCTTACAAAGAGACGGTTCAGGCCTGCTTTGTGGCGCAGAACTTGGAAGAGTTGGAAATTTTTACGGAGGAAGCATGAAAAATGATGAGCTTACTGATTTTTATCCAGCGCGCATACTTCCGCATTGGTATGGCGTTTATGAGGTTTTCCCAGAACTTCCATCTAATTCACCTTGGTATGCATATTGGGATGGCAAAAAATTTTGCTACAGAGCAAAAACAGTAGACGAGGCATTTGAAAAAAGAAACTGCTACACAGGTGCATCTAGATATGTAATTTGGAGAGGTCTTACAAAATGAAATACATCCGCCAATATCTGATCTACCGCCGCGCCGGTTTCACGGTGATTAACTCTCTCAAACGTGCTTGGAAGGTGTGGAAATGAGCGAACTGCTAAAAATCAACGTCAGTGAGCATACTGAGAAAAAGAACGGGCTTACTTACCTTTCGTGGGCGTGGGCTTGGGCCGAAGTCTTGAAGCTAGACCCTGACGCAACATGGGATGCCGTGGAGTTCAATGGATTCCCCGCCAGCTTTGCGCCTGATGGCTCGGCACTGGTAAAAACCATTGTGACAATCAAGGGAAAAGCCAAGTCTTGCTGGTTGCCGGTAATGAACCACCGCAACCAAGCAATCAAGAATCCTGACGCCTTCAACATCAATACCGCCATTGTGCGCTGCCTGACAAAGTGCATATCAATGCACGGCCTCGGCTTGTACATTTATGCTGGTGAAGATTTGCCAGAGGATGACGGCCAAAAACCTGAGTCGTTCGATCTGATTGACGCTTTAAACGCAGTAGAAGCCGCTCAGGACGTCAAACAGCTTGAGCTTGTATGGAAGGCACGATCCGCGCTTGCAAAGGCTGCAAACGATCGCCCAAGCTATGACGCGCTGTCGGCTGCTGTCAAAGATCGCAAGGCGGTGCTCACTGTGGTGCCAGAATGAAAGAAGTAATCTTCCGCGCCTCCAGCATTGGTAAGCTGATGACGGAGCCTAAATCCAAGAATGAAGGCCCGTTGTCAGTGGGTGCCAAGACTTACATTCGAGAGCTAGCAGCGCAGGAAATTCTCGGGATTGATTTTCAAGTCTCCAGCAAGCCCATGCAAAAGGGCATTGAATGCGAGGAAACGGCCATTCAGCTACTGAACAACGTGCGCGGCATCTGGTTGACCAAAAACACCGAGCGCCGATTGCTCAACGGCATTACCGGCGAGTGCGATCTGTTTGATGCAGTCAACAAGCGCGGCCACGATATAAAGTGCTCATGGTCTGCGGCCACGTTTCCCATCCTACCTATGGACTGCGAGGATAAGGTCTACGAGTGGCAAATGAGGGCTTATATGATGCTCTGGGACGCGCAGGAATGGAGCGTTGACTACTGCCTAGTCGATACGCCTGCGCACCTAATAGGCTACGAGCCGCCAGAGATGCACGTTTTTTGGCACATCCCCGAAGCCCATCGGGTGACAAGCTGGAAACTAGAGCGCGATGAGGAAAAAGAAAAGCGCATGATTGAGAAGGTCGGCCAAGCGCGGGAATATTACGCGCAGGTCATTGAAGAATTTAACGCAACCCACTAAGGAAAGAAATGAACAACATCACAATAGCCGGTCAACTTGGACGCGATGCGGAGGTGCGATACCTGCCAAACGGCGACGCAGTGGCCAACTTCAGCGTTGCTGATTCGCAGGGCAAAGACAAGACCACTATCTGGTGGAATTGCCAGTTGTTCGGCAAACGCGCTGAGTCGCTGTCGCAGTATCTGACAAAAGGTCAATCGGTTACCGTGTCTGGCAACATCACGCAGCGCACCTATCAAAAGGATGGCGTAGACAAGACTGCGATGGAGATTCGCGTATCTGACGTTGCGTTGCAGGGTGGTCGCAAGGATGACTCGCAACCGGCACAGCGCCAAGCTGCACCAAGCCAAGCACCACGGCCAGCACCTAGCCGCCAAGCGCCTGCGCCTCGGGCTGCAAGCGGGTTTGATGACATGGACTCAGATATTCCATTCCGCGACCCTATGGCATATCGCGGCCACCACTGGATTCTCTAAGCAAGGAGCGAAAACATGACTACAAATACAGGCGGCCCAGCGTTTCCATGCACGGAAGGCAACTACACGAGCGCCAAATGGGCAAGCGAAGGGCTTTCATTGCGCGATTACTTTGCGTCAAAAGCAATTGTTTCTCAGCCGCGATTCCCTCGCAGTCTTTGGCAGGCCATCCGATGGGGGTTTGGCCTCCCTTACGAATCATCACGTTTCTCGGAGCATGATTATGCAAAACGAGCTTATGAAATGGCAGACGCCATGCTAAAGGCACGAGGGTAAACACCTATGGAACCAATCGACCCTCGCCTATACACTTTCTTGGAGGACGTTAAAGCAAACGTCACTCAAGCAAACCCAATCGAGGCACTGAGGGCGATTGCCCTTGATGCTCTCTTACTTGCACAGGAGTTAGAAAATGGACAAGAGCGATCTGATAGTGATGAGGGCTAGTTTCCTCGCGGGTGTGGTTACTGTTTTGCTTTTGGTGTGGGGGAAGTGATGAACTACCCCACATGGCCATTCACCCGACTGACCCCGCAACAAATGGCAGCGCTTGAGAAAGCTATGCAACAAAAGCGGCGCGAAGAACTTGGGGAGGCTTTGCTGTGATCCGCTGGTGTGCAGTATGCGGCAAGAAAACCGAAGGGCCGCACCAGATCAAATTCGTTCTAGGCGGTCGGGCTTTGGTGTGTCTTAAGCACGGGCCTGCCCGTTCAGCTTCTCGATTGTTCGCAAGCCTCCAAGCCCCAGCATCCCCATCAAAACCGGAAGCATCTCGGTGAGGTCTGCGGGTCGCAGGTCTAGCGTGTAACCGGCAATGACTAGCCCCGCCTTGAGTGCGGGTAGTCCTATCCAATTCCATGCGCAAGCCATGCCGCAAACCCAGCCAATGAAAGGACGCCAGCCGGAGACAAAGACGGACGCGTTTTTTGCTTCCTCTTTGTTGACCTCAAGCTGTGAAGTGATTATTGACAGGTCACCAGATTGTTGCAGCTTCAATAGCTCAAGCTTTGCGGCGTCTCGCTGTGCAGGGTCGGGCCATAGCCGGTCAATCAGCTTGCCGCCAATTTCTAGAACGGCTGTAACGGGTTCATATGCCATTTAAATCCCCTTCAGTTGGTCAGCCAGTCGGCGGCTCCATCCTTTGCCGTACACATCCCATGTGGTCAGCTTGGTCATAAAGTCCAAGCGTTGCCCAATGTATCGAGCGCATACGGATTCTGCGTCTAGACGGGTTACCGCTGCAATGGTCATCGGGCCGATAACGCCATCGTCTGCCACGTTGACAGCGCGTTGCAAAAACCGGATTGCTTGTCCAATTCCGCTATTCACCGCCGCATCAAACAACACATAAGCAACTGAGGGAGGAAGCTTGTCACATTGGGCGCGGTCCCAATAGTCTCGCTTGTAGATTTCCTTAGCTGTGCCAAGTGTCAGGTTTTTAATGTCAACCTGCGGATAAGCGCGTTTAGAGATTCCAAACTTGGTTTCGCCGCCGGGGTCTCTCGGGTCGTTTACATAGCCGCCCTCATGCGAGATTAGCTTGTCAAAACACTGGTCAAACCAAGTAGTCATTTGGAATCCTCAATAGTTACTAGCTTTGTTTCCTGAGTCCACAATGCGTGACACCGGTGCAGAGAGTACAGGCTAAACACCTCGTTCGCACCGCCTTTGATGACCCAAGGGCCAAACGGTTGACTAGCCCCACGAATGACAGGGCGCGAGATATAACCAGCGCTGCGGTCTAAAAACTCGACTTCTAGCGTCTCGCCATCTTTTGTAAACGCCTGCACATCCTGAAGCAAAACGCAGGGCCGTGCCTTATCAATCGTGCCAGATACCACCACATTAGCGCCATAGCGGGTAACCTCCGTTACTATGAACTTCTCCACTACGGGGAAAAAGTGATTTTCAAGAAACTGAGCGGCGAAAAAGAAAACCGCTGCAACGATTAAAAAAGAGAGTTGTTTAGCAATCATGGCTTGTAACCGTGGTTTATGGCCCACTCCCTGAGCATGTAGAAAAGTCCAAGAATAAAGGCCCAAGCCAGACCGCCGAGAGACTTCTCGATCACGGCTTCCCATCTTTTTATTTTTTGGGCTTCTTTCTTGAGTGCGAGTTTTACGTATCGCACTTCGTCCTCGGTCAAAACAGGCTCTGACGCCTTAACGGCGGCAACCACCGCCGCGACGATTTCCGCTCGATCTTCAGGACTCATTTATGTACCCGTTTTTTATGCGATAAAGAATTTCGCATCATGGTTAAAAATGACGAATCATTCCTCTAGCAACAAAGGAGGCGCCGCCGTTGGTGTCGATGCTCCCAAAGGTCACCCGCACATTTCCTGCGTTATTTGATATGGTCACTGTCGGCGCTGCTGCGTCGTTCCGGTAAACCGTAGTACCGAACGCAGTGCCGTGGATGTTATAGGTGCCGTTGAAGTCACTTATCTGAAAATTGAATACAAGCGCATTGCTTGTGTCGAATGTCAGCAGGGTGTCCAAAGTAGCAGATGTTGCAGCTACAACAGGCGCAGAGCAAAACGGAATTTGGTTTGCCAAGGTGACAATGTTTGCCCCCTCAAAAGGCATAGAATTTAGCTTATTCTTTTGAGCAAGTGCAGGCTGCGCCATGCCCAGCGAATTGGACAACACCCCGTTTTCCCGCCATATGGATGTTCCTAGAGCTTGGCTTTGCTCACTCAATAGAACGTTAGTCGGGAACTGAGTGACACCCCCTGCTGTTGAACCAGATTTAGAGTCAACCCGCACCAACACCTCGTTATTCGCTGCGCTGAAGTCCAGCAAGTTTCGAGTTCCTGCGCCCTCATCGGGCACAGAGACACAATCAAAGGTGCATTTACGGAAACCAGATTCCCCGGCTTGTACGGCGTACTCTGTACTTGAAAAGTAAGCCGGGCTGAAGTCCGACGCAAAGAAAGCGCCGCCGTTTATCGTGGTGATGCCCTTGCGAACACCTTCGACGTAAGCATGTACTTTCCAACCTTGGCAATACGCGCCGTTATTGCGGATGCCGATGCTGCCACTCGCATAGCCTTCCTCAAAGCTGCCGCCAACCTCAACAGAAAAAGAATTTGTGGCGGTGACTTCGTAGCCGATGGACGCACCAATAATCCGAATGTCGAATTCCAGTTCGTGCGCGGCAGCGCCATGGAGCAGAACCGCCCATTGTCCTGCCGCCGTTGCAACGTTCCGCGCTGTGATTGGATTGCTTGCGCCATACCGTGCGTAAAAGCTGTTTTTGAGCCTACCAATGCACGACGAGTTATAAATGCGCAGGTTGTCGAGCGAGCAGCTAACCTGAAAGTTAATAAGGTTGAACGGGCAGTTAACGTTTTGGACTACTCCGTTAACAACCCCACCGCCGTTTACTTGCCAAGTGGTTTCGTTTACCGCTGCCGCATTGGAAACGAGCGTTGCGCCGTCCCAATAAGCAGTTTCAAACATATGCTGTCCGATTGCGCTGTATGCGTCGGAACCAGCGGTGCCCGATGCACCAATAAAACGTGATCCATTCAGATCAAGCGTCACGCCTGATGGAATAAGGATTTTCCCAAGAATCTTGTAGTCTTTTCCAGCCGAACACTTAACCACTACTCCATAAATCGTATCGGTTTCTAGGGCTATGGTCTTTGCTTTGTAGGCCGCAAGAATAGCCGCATTAATGTGCGACGTTGCATCAGTGCCATCAGTAGGCGCTCCAAAGTCTGAGACATAAATAGTTTGTCGCAGTTGGGCCTCTACGGTGGTCGGTACCGCGCCTTCACCGGCTGGCGTGTAAGAAACACCAGAAGCATTCGCGCCAATTCCAGAAACAAAAAGAGATGACCAAACTAACGCCTTTCCCTTGTTTTTGACAAGCAAAGAGAAATCTACGGCATCTGCATAAACTTGAGCGGGGCTACCGTTTCTTGAAACATAACCGCCCGAAGTGCGCAAAGGTTGTGCCGCTGGAATAGTCAGAGCGCTATCCCAAAATACAGGGATAGGGTTTGCCTCTGCGTTCATACCGGCTACACCGACATAAACATAACCAGACTGCAACGGGGCGCCGTTTGTATCGTTGAAGATAGGAAACGGGGGCATAACTGTAATTGCGCTCATTGCGAGACTCCTTGAGGTTTGTAGTTTAGCGCCTGAGTAATACGCGCTTTAATCTTTCGGTCTTTGACGGAATCTCGAATAGCTTTCATGCCTTGAATGATTGGCAAAGGTACGCCAGTCGCCGCACCGGTTAGTCCAGCCTCTGTTATTAGAGCCATAACAGTCCGCGCTGTGCCTGAGTTATTAATCGAGGTCATCGGGGGATTGGTCTGGATATATTCCAAAACCCGTGCAAGGTTGCGGACTTGCTCGGCACCAGATACACCTAAAACCATATTCAATTTGCCGTTTTTGTCCATCGTGTCAACGGCCTTGCGAAGTTTCGCAGCAGATACCACCGGCAGGTTATCCGCGCCGATTCCAGATACTGCGGAGTCATTCAAATGGCGAAGTGTTGCGCCTTGCAGCTCTTTCCAAGCCTGTTTGCCTTCGTCTCCACCTGCCACCAACAAAACGCGCTTGATGTGCTGAATCTCGGATGGTCGAGCGGAGAGAATCGTTTTCTGAAAAACATCCTCAATTGGCACCTTTGCATCACTCATGCCCTTTTTTTCAGCTAACAGGTTAGCCACGATTGCGCGGTTCTCGTACTTTTGAGCCTGTCGCTGGCGTTGCGCCCTCATAGCGCGAGTGACTTGACCGCCTACGGGGTCGCCCACGTTGTCAATCTGACGCTTTAGGATGGTCACAAGGCGGCGATCATTAGGAGTCGATGCACCGATAGCGGAGACTGATTGCCGAAACTCCTCCAGCTTGCCGAGGGTAGTGGGTGCGGGGACTAGGTTGCCAGCGTCATCCATCTGGGCGATACCCAATCGGACTGCGTTTTGTCGGGCTAGGTCGGTAACCCCAGTCATTCCAGACACTCCCACCGGCTGCGAATTCAGAAACTCCAGTACCGGCGCTTGGTTGACCGGCATTTGTGCCTCTGGTGAATTCCTGAAGCCTTCATAAAGCGCGTTAGTCTTGGCTTTTTCCTGCGCGTAACCCTTCATCAAAGTGTCTACGACCTTGATACCGGTGTTAGACATGTCGCCAGTCTCTGCGCCGGTATCGTCTATCAGTTGGTCAAACTTAGTCAGGGCTGCGCGGTTGTTTTCTTGCTGGCGCTCCAAAAACTGCGCTTGATATTCCGGCGTCTTGGCTTTCTCTTTTTCCCATGCCAGCATTTGAGGGCTGCGCTTTGTCTCGCCTTCGGTAAGACGTAGACCGGCCATTTCTGCCTCGGTTGCGCGTTGTAGCTCGATAGGCGTAGCAGCCGCGCCGCCACTGCCTTTACGGGCCACCGATACGCCTTCAGGCAAACCTGAATCACCCACGATCATTTTCCCCATGCCTTCGGGCACGGCTTGTACAGCTTGCGCGGCTTTTTGCACGATTGGTTTAGCGGCTGCTAGGCCTCGCATTGCGGTTGCCTCTGCCAATGGTGCCATCCCTTGCGCTGCGCGTCCTACAGCCCCGACTGGGCCTGCTACGGGGATGACTGGGGGCAGGAACTCTAGCGCCTTGCCTACGGATTCCACCATCTCACCGCCTGCTTGAGTCGCAGGGGTTCGCATGCCTGCTTGCATACCTTCGGCGGCTGCTTTCTCCACCATCTTCACGGCTTCAGGGGTTCCGAACTTGCCATCGAGAATCTGTTGCGCGAGTCCCTTGAGTGCGCCGCCGATAGCGCCCACGGCACCAATGGGAGCGGTTGCAAGGGTTGCGGCTGCGTCTAGGCCTCCGATAACCTTTTCGCCCATCGTTGGCTCTGGCGGTCGCGTTATGGTTTCTGGAATAACCGAATCTGGAATCATGTTTGCAGGGTTTTTCCTTGCTTCAATGATTTGTTGCCCAAGAATCCGCGCATAGTCCAGCTTTCCAGCATCGCGAGCCCTGCGCATACCTTCTTCAAGCTGTGCAAGTGTCGCCATTACATCACCCCTAGTTCTTTGAGAATGTCGTCAGTGGTTAGATTGGCGGGAGCTTTGTTTGCTGCCTTTTCATTGCCTTTGCTTGGTGCAATATCAGGCATGCCAAACTTGGATGTGGTTCTGCTGCGCATTTCAAATAAGCCCTGGTCGATTCGCTTAATCTCTTTGATGAGAGCGTCTTCACTCTGGAACCTGTCTAAGTTGGCATCAATGCTTTTCAAAAACGCAATGTCTTTGTCGGATGTTGCGCCCTTTAGCAGGCCCATTTTTGTAGCAGCAATGGAGTTGCCAAGCTGATCTAGTTGACCTGCCGCAGTCCTAGCTTTGGTGCCGGGAATCCACCCGCGAAACGCTGATGCGCCAGTGGCTGCGCGAAGCGTATCCTCATCACCCATTAACGATGAAATGAGGGTGCGCGTGTTGTCAATTCCGTTGACGGCTTCTGTCGCCTCTGAAACCTTGGTGCGCACTTCGTCATCGCGCTTTCGCACCATATCGCCCAGCTTCATCTCCAGCTCTTTGCGCTTGATATTGTTTGATTCCCTCTCAATGTCCAACCTTGCGGCGGCAATACGCGAGTTTCGTTCGCTGATTCCAATTTCCGATTGGAGTTTCTTTATGTCCCATCCTGCCTTTTCAAGATTCATGACAATCTCAGCCTCTGCAAACTTTGCGGCAGTGGCTGCTTTGTCGGCCTTGGCGATTGCCTCTTTCAGCTCTGCGGGGGCTTTGGCCTCTGCGCGGGACTCTTGGCCGATCTTGGTCACACTTTCGATGACCTTATCGCCGCCCGGCACTTGTGCAACCATGATGCCCATAGACTTCATTGCAGCCTGCGGATTAGCTTCTGCGATCTGCGCCCATGTGTCGTAGGCCTTGGCTTGATCTTCTTGGCCTGCGTTGCGCTCTGCCTCGGCTCGGTCTTTCAGTAATTGGACGCCAACTTGAGGGCTACCAGAGTTAAATGCCGATAGCACTTGGCCGGAAAATTTGAGGGTGTTTTCCTGCTTGTCCTTGTTCATCAAGTCCCAGTTAGCTCGCATCGAAGCGGCTTCTTTTTCGGGGAGCATAGAAGCCACGCGAACGAAGTCCTGCGCGGTTGGATTGGGGTTGCTAAACAGTGCCTTTGTAGCGTCTCGCGCTTCGGCTTGACGCTGGGCTTCTGCGCGTTCTGCGTCTGCCTTGGCTTGCATTGCGTCACGCTGGGCCATTGTTGCCTCGCGCTGGGCTTGCATCTGGGCCATGTTCGCCCCAATGCCGTAACCTTGGACGGCGGCCTCAAAGGGGCTTTTTACGTTGAGTGAGTAGTCAATCGGTGCAACCATAGCGCCCCCTTAAAATATTTTGATGCCACCGGCACCAGCCTGCATACCCAATAGCTGCATGGGTGCGTTCAACATTCCGCTGTAGGCGTTTGCTTGACCGAGTACACCACCGGCAGACGCTGCGCCCTGTTGGGCCAGTAGGCTTGCTACGTTGTTTGCCGAGGTCATCCCAGAGCTACCAACGCCAGCCGCAGAGTTTTGTCCCATCTGAGTCAATCCGCCGAGGTTTGCATATTGTTGGTTGATAGCGTTGGTCAGCATGGCGGGGCGGTATTGGGCTAGTGCGCCCTGAATGTTGCCACCACGTAGCCCACCGGTTGCCGATGCG